AGGGTCTATACCAGCAAATATAGCAGGAGCCCCATCCCACTTTACCGTCATGTTAACAGATGATCTACTTGCACCCGCCATCATATTTCTCAGGGAACGTAGGAAGTTCAACGCAGCACGACCACCATCTACACCATAATTGAGGATTTCATCCTCTAGGTGTTCTAGGTGAAGGTTCTTACCACCCTTATCCTCTTGTAGTTCTCTGAAACTGATCATTTAAATATAGCCTTAAAATCTGGTGTTGCAACAGCTTGAAATTGTGGATTTGAAGTATAACTACCTTTATATCTTATCTGCAAATCTATAATTTTTGCATCATCACTCACAATCGAAAAGAACACTTTTGCTGCTCCTGATCCTTTTTCCCATGCATTTAACTTACCTGGCGTTGTAATCATTTTCAGTTTAGAATTAAATATTTTTGTAAGAGCTTCAATTGTCTGTGGAACATCTTTATTTTCGGCTTGTTCCACTTGAACCTCACCGCCAATAAATCTACCTATTCCTGTTAACAGATAAAATTTGAATTCATTAGTGTCTTCTATGTCTTTCATTTTGGTTCTGAATAAAAGTTCAATAAATGTTTTTACAAATTTATCTGAGTGTTTAGTAAGAACTTGATCAACACGCCTAAAGAATGTGTTTTTTCGGTCTTTAAGATATACTCCCATTTGTTTTTGTGATATCTGAGAAATAATTTTATTCTTATCTTTAATACTCATACCCTTTACGGATTTCTTAGTGTGTTTGAACACAACATAATCAAAGAATAACTCTTTACTTTTTTCAATTGATTCAACTTCTTTTGCACCAAGAATTTCTTTAAGGATACCAACATTACCAGTAATAGGTTTATTGATAAGAGTTGGGTCTACATCTTTACTCTTTGATTTCTTTTTTAGAGAAAAACCATAGAACATACCGTCTGATCCCTTTATCACAATATCAGATGAATTATAATCCTTTACACCACCTATAGGTGGATTGTATTTTGCAATATCTGCACCCCAACCTTGGCCAGTCCAGTATGCCTTTACGGGATTAGGAACTACTTTAAGAATTGCATTTGATGAAGAAATTGCAGTTGCAAGGTCATTAAAATTGCCAGTGAATTGATCTATTAAATCTGGCCTTCCTGTTGCGCCTTCAACTTTGTTGAATTGTGTTTTTGCTTCCTCAATCATTTCTATTGCAGCAACTTCATCTATATTACCAGATTTTACTTTGTTGAGAACTAAAGCAGCAACCATCAATTCTTGTGTTGATTCACTAATCTTTACACCACCACCTTTGCCAATAGAGCCTTGGCCGAAAGAAATTTTTAAGTCCGGTGCATTTTCTTTTGTCCAATCACGAATTTCAGTATTATTATCTTGGGCGCTACGAATCTTAATACCGCCACTTCCAGCAGCAATAGGTATATCATCTAGTTTCAATGAAACCAAATATTTTAGTAGTGATTTGAGTTGAGTTTTGTCTAACTTAGTATCGAAAGCATCAATATCCTCATCCTTTTGAATGGGAATATTATATGCCTCAGACACAATCCTCTGAACCTTCTCTACATGGGGAGTGTATGATTCTGTCCTTGGCTTTACTTGCCGAACATAAGGTTGTAAACTCATTCAATGTCTCCATGCGTAATGTTTAGACTATTTATATAACACAGAGTTTAGTGAATTTCAAATCAAACTTTGAACCCACCAAAGTCTGTATTGTCAAACACAGGTTCTATGAAATCTTCTTGACCACTATCTACAAGGCCATCTTGCTCAGATACTTTAATATCAAACAATCTCATTTTTGCACGATCAATTCCAATAACAAATCTTTTATTCATTGTTGGATCGTTGTATCTGTTTTTAAGTTGTTTTACTGCGATTTGGTTGAGTTCATCAAGTTCTTCGTTAGAAATGAGTGCAAACATGAGATCAGCCGTAGCTGGAAGGCCAAAACTTTCAGACGTATCCTCAAGACCAACATCTGAATTGGAGAAACCTGATCTAGTGGTTTGTGTTGCCGACATAATCGGAACATTTGTTTCAACTGCCAAGCCCCTAAGTTCTTCTGCAATCGACTTGATATACATGTAAGAGTTAACATTTTGTGCTCCTTTAAATCGACTAGATGCACAAATGTTCAAATAATCTATAAAAATAATATCTGGTTTAAATGACTTCTTGATCGCCAGTTCTTTAATCAATCCTCTGAAATGTGCAGAGTGAGCTGATGCAGTTGGATATTCTTTGACGATAAGTTTACCAGAAGTTGATTTGATAATCTTGGCAATCTTGTTGTCAAACATCTGCTTGGGTAGGTCATGCAAATCTTCCATAGAGATATTCATAAGGTTTGCATCGATACGTTCTGCAATACGTTCCTCTGCCATCTCCAAGGTGATGTATAGAACATTCTTACCTTGACTAAGACAATTTGCTGCAACATGACACATAAACAAACTCTTACCAACACCTGTACCTGCAAGAGCAATGTTTAGAGTTTTAGGTGGAAGTCCACCCTTTGTAATTTTATTAAAGAATTCCAAATCAAATGGAATCTTCTTTTCTACTGTATGATAATAATCGAAGCGTGATTCAGAATCAGCAAGGTAATCATGACCAACAGCATTATCGAAACCAACGGCCAAGGCATCGGTGAGAATGCCGGGAATAGCATCTGGGCCACGTTCCTTATCTTTTCCATCAATAATAGATATACCTTCAACAATAGCATTATACACCGCCTTGTCTTTGCAGAACTTTTCTGTGGTATCTACTAACCAATCAAAGTCTACATCAGTAGAGCTGAGTGTCTGAATGACAGCAACAACTTTTTTATAATCACTCTCATTTAAATCTTTTCTTCCCTGTACTTCAATTTCCAGAGAAGTTTGTGTTGGAATTTTATTATACTTATCTACAAATTTTGTTATCTCTTCAAAGATAGTTCTTTCTGTTCTATCAGTAAAATAATCTTTCTTCATGAACGGCAATACTTTACGAGCATATTGCTCATTGGTTACAAGCTGTGTAAGTGTTGTCCGCTCAATCGTCTGTAACATATTTAATATCATCTTCCTCTGATTGTTCACTTATGATATCAACTAGAATATCACCAATGAAAGTAAAGAATTCCTCATTAAATTCTTCTCTTGGTATTCCTACATTGTCTACTATAGTGTATTCAAAACGAAAAGGCAAGGTTCCATCTGCATTTAGATTATTTTCTTCTGGAATTGATACCGTACCATAATTATATATTACATCTTTGAACTTACCATTCTTAATCATGATGGAAGAAAAATCTTCATCTTCCTGTGAAACGAATGTATATCTATCTTTTATATCAAACATATTGTAAATAACTTCCCATAATATATTTTGGATTTTTAACAGGTGCCTTTCCAGCATGTATCCAAGGCCACATTGGAGGGAAAAGTAAAATAGAACCTCTTTTACAAGGTGACGTTCCAGCTAAGACTTCTAACTCTGTTTGTCCTGCATAATTATCTGTGAGATATACAAACATGACTAGAAACCGCCTAGCAGTTGCATAGTCTCTAACATCTACATGAGCAGGAAACTCATCTGTTGTATCAGGCAAATATCGTTTTATCTTAAATGCTTCTACACCAAATTTTTCTGGAAACTGAAATGGTTTTATATCACAATCTTTTTTATACTTCTCAACACTCTCCATAAACAAATTGCTGAGAAAACCTAAATCTTCTCTAAATGGAGTATCAGGAGAAGACATTAAATTTATAAGTGTTAAAGTTTTGTCTTGACTATTATTTTGAGTTTCCTGCATCTCTGGATGAGCTTCAAACTTATCAACAAAATATTGACACTTTTCATCGGTCATTATATCATTATAAATTCTAACTAAATTATCCATATATCCACCATAACTATTAGACACTATTTTTTCTTTACTGTGAAATCAATCCCCAAACGCTTTTCATTCGTTAAAATTTCAGAAGCACAATGTGGAATCCTTGGATCAAATACAACAAAATTAGTAGGAACCATAGGAATTGATTCATCACCATGTTCAAACAATCCACCGTCTTTGGAATTCCAATTACTATTTAACAACCCAACAATCTTGATATAATCCGTATCATGCTCATGGTCAATATGTTTATTGTCAGGCCGATGTCTGTCCTTCATACTTATGCCGCAATATGAAACCTCTGGAGAAAACAAATTTTTACTTGCAATACCATTATATGTCTTTGAATCATATATCTGAATAAGAAGACCCATTGCCATTCCAGCTAGCATTTCATCTACTGGTTCATTTTCAATAATATCAAGTTTTAAATGTTTATCTTCAAATGGCATACCAATTGGATATTTGAGATTCCAATTGGTACTGTTCATTGCTGCAAATTTTAACATATCAAGGTATGATGTAGAACAACAATCCTCAATCACTTGTAGCATATTTAAATTCCTTCGCTGCAGC